GTGTGGAACCCCACCAACTCCGTTGTCCTCCGGAACGGTATTCACGGGCTTCCGGAATACGATTCTGTCCGGCGGCGGATCCAACGCTGGTTGGGCGGAATGGTCAGTAGAAGAACTGTCGGATGTCTATGACGTTGATCTCTGGTATGAGACTAATCCGTCGCTGGGAATCATTCTCACCGAGCGAGCGGTTAGAGACGAGATCAGGTCTGATCATGAAGATTTTAATATTCAGCGACTGGGCTTGTGGATCCGGTACAACCAGAAATCGGCAATCAGCGCGACCGAGTGGGCGGCGCTACGGGTTGCACGGATGCCGCAGCTGACCGGTAAAATAGCAGTCGGAATAAAGTATGGTAATGATGGCGCGAATGTTGCGATGAGCATTGCCATCAAAACTGCCGGAGGAAAGATATTTATCGAAGCAATCGATTGTCAGTCGGTGCGCAACGGTAACGCCTGGATCCTGGACTTTTTGAGCCGGGCGGATCCTCAAGCGATCGTAATAGATGGTGTTGCGGGACAAAGTTTGCTCGCATCCGAGCTCAAAGACGCGAGAATCAAGCCGGCGCCGATCTTGCCAACGGTGAAAGAAGTCATTACGGCTAACTCAACTTTTGAACAGGCGATTTATCAGGGCACGCTCGCTCATAAGGGGCAGCCGTCGCTGGAACAGGTGGCGAGCAATTGCGAAAAGCGTCCGATCGGCAGTTATGGAGGTTGGGGCTATCGTTCGCAGCTGGAAGACTACGATATAGCGCTATTGGATAGCGTTTTGCTGGCACACTGGGCATGTGTAAACACAAAACCGCCCAGACGGCAAAAGATCCGGTACTGACCGGAGCACAACAAAGGTATGAAGGCGACCGAAAGGTCGCTTTTTTAATACGCAAATTACCGCTCACTGGATAGTGTGAGGCCGCAAAAACGAGGACTGGCTCGACAAAAAGGATAGCGGATAAGGAGACGACATGGACTTAAAAAAGATTTTGGGAAGCGTAGAAAACGCGGACGAGCTGATCCGGCAAATTGAAACGGAGATCGGAAGGGACTACGTGCCGCGCACGGAGTTTAACGACAAAATCGCTGAGGTCAAGAAACTGGAGAAGCAAGTCGGAGAGCTGAACACTAGTCTGCAGGAATCAATGACCAAAGCTCAAGGCCACGCAACGGAAATTGCGAACTTGACCGGTCAGGTAGCCACTCTGGAAAGAGACAAACTGAAAGCGCGGATCGCACGTGAAGTGGGAATCCCGCCCGAGTTGGCTGATCGACTAGCCGGAGACGATGAGACTGCACTCAAAAAGGACGCGGAGTCTCTTGCACAACTAATTACATCACGAAAGCCTTTGCCACCGTTAAAAGAAACAGAACCTCCGGTAGACGATGGTAAAAATGCAGCCTATAGGGCACTGCTAGAAAATATCAATAAAGGAGAATAAAAATGTCAGCAGTTTTATCAAAAGGAAATTTGTTTGATCCGGAGCTTGTCACGGATCTTATAAACAAAGTTAAGGGCAAAAGCGCTCTTGCCATCATGTCGGCTTCAGAGCCGATGCCGTTTAATGGTCTCAAAGAATTCACATTTTCAATGGATTCTGAGATCGATATCGTTGCCGAAAATGCGCCAAAATCTCATGGAGGCATTTCGCTTGCACCACGCACCATTGTCCCCTTTAAAGTTGAATACGGTGCACGAGTCTCAGATGAATTCATGATTGCCGCCGAAGAAATGCAGATCAGCATCCTGAAATCTTTCAACGACGGTTTTGCAAAAAAAGTCGCAAAAGGTCTTGACCTCATGGCCTTTCATGGAATCAATCCGAGAACCGGCTTAGCATCTACTGTTATTGGGTCAAACCACTTTGGTGCGGCGGTTACTCAGTTTGTTACCTATACCTCGTCGGATCCAGATGCGAATATTGAATCTGCTGTCCGTGTAATTGAAGGTTCGGACGGTGAAGTATCTGGTGCGATTTTGAGTTCGATCTTTAGAGCAGCCTTAGCAGACTACAAAGTTAACGGTATTAAGCAGTATCCTGAACTGTCCTGGGGTGGTAATCCCGGAGCAATTAATGGATTGAAGGTCGAAACCACTAAAAATGTATCCCATACAGGGAATAACCGGGCGATTGTTGGCGACTTTAGCGGTGCATTCCGTTGGGGTTATGCCAAGGAAATCCCTCTGGAAGTGATCCAGTATGGCGATCCTGACAATACCGGAAAGGATCTTAAAGGGCATAACCAAGTTTACCTGAGATCTGAGCTTTATCTTGGTTGGGGAATCTTAGATCCGGAGAGTTTTGTGAGAATTGTGGTACCTACGGAAGTTTCTATCAGCTCTGCCACTGCAAACGGAACAAGCGGGTCTACCACTTCAACTAAGATCACTATCACTTTTAATAAAACGGTGTATGGACTGAAAACGGAGCATATTACTCTGGCTGCCGGAACAGGTGATGGGGCAGGTGCGGCCACGGCCGGCGCACTAACTGGATCCGGAACAACCTATGAGCTTGCACTCGAATCCGTTACCACTCAGGGCAATGTCAGTTTGACGATTGCGGATATCGGTGGTTTTGATTTCCCTGCCACGGCTACAACTGTCGCAGTATATAAGAAGTCAACCTAATCGGTAAGCTGACATGCGGTACAGGAATATAAAAACAGGGGCTGTCATTGATAGCCCCTGTCCTATATCTGGCGAATTTTGGACTCTGTACAGAGAACCAGCAACCGAAGCGCAGGAAGCGCCGAAGCCGGTCGATACGGTTGATACGGTCGAAGAGGCCAGGGGCGATGACGGAGTTGTCACCCTGTCCAAGATGACGGTCGCCGCGCTGAAAGCGTTTGCCGCGGATTGCGGTATTGACCTGGGCGGAACAAATAAGAAGGCGGACATCATCGAGGTAATCATGGCGTCCGATGCGGTGGAAGTTGAGTAGGTGATAGTATGGCGAACTTTGCAACGATTGATGATCTGATATCACTGTGGCGCCCGCTAAATCCGGGTGAGGTCGATCGGGCGAATGCTCTGCTTGAAGTGGTCTCTGACTCTCTGCGGGTTGAAGCTGCAAAAGTAGGCGTAGACCTGGACGAGAAGATTGCGGAAAGCCCGTCCTATGCGAGCGTTGTTAAGTCGGTCACCGTCGATGTGGTCGCCAGAACTCTCATGACCTCAACGGACAGCGAGCCGATGATCCAATCTGCGGAATCGGCTTTAGGCTACAGCGTGAGCGGAACTTTTCTGGTTCCCGGCGGCGGTCTCTTTATCAAAAATTCAGAGCTCGCCCGGTTGGGGCTGAAGCGGCAGAGATACGGGGTGATCGATTTTTATGAAAAAGATTAAGGGCATCACAGTAACTCTGATACGCAAACAGCAGACAGGCACGGATCCGTTCGGAGCTCCGATCTATACAGACGTGGAGGTCCCGGTCGATAACGTCCTGGTTGCGCCTACCGCGTCTGACGACGTGGTTAATCAGCTCAACCTGACCGGGCGCAAGGCCGTTTATACGCTGGCAATACCGAAAGGCGATACAAATGTCTGGGAGAACCAGGAGGTGCGCTTCTTTGGGCAGCGCTGGCGCGTGTTCGGCATCCCGCTTGAGGGAATTGAGGAGATGATCCCGCTGGATTGGAACAAGAAGGTGATGGTGGAGCGCTATGAGTAATAAAACACAAGTAGAGCTCAACAAATCCGAAGTTCGGCGATTTCTGCAGTCGGATGATGTGTTGAACATGCTCGAAAAACTTGCCGGGCAAGCAAGGAACGCGCTCGGTGATGGTTACGAGACCAGTCCGTATATCGGACGGAATCGAGCAAATGTGGCTGTGTATGCGGAAAGCAGACAGGCACAGAGCGATAACCTCAAAAACAATACGATTCTGAAAGCGGTTGGAAGTGTGAAGTTGAAATGATCGAAATTATTATTCGCAATTATTTAGTTTCCGCACTCACGGAACCGGTCTACCTTCAGCGTCCAGCATCTGTGCCGCAGCGCTTCGTGCTGATCGAAAAAGTCGGCAGTGGTAGGAATGACGGGCTGCCGTCATCAACCTTTGCGATACAGTCTTATGCTGAAACTTTGTACGAAGCCGCAGCGTTAAACGAACGGGTGAAAGCAACTGTTGATAGGCTGATAAAGCTCGATGAAATCGGCGGAGTTGCGCTCAACAGCGATTACAACTACACCGATACAACAACCAAGGAATTCCGCTATCAGGCGGTCTATGAAATATATCATTACTAGGAGGTAAAAATGGGAAATACAATAAATGTTTCTTACGGTAAACCTAAAATAGGTGGCGCCGTATCATCCGCACCTCTCGGCACAACCTTGCCGATAGACGCACTAGCAACTCTTGATAACAGATTTAAGTCGCTCGGATATATTTCCGAGGATGGTCTGACTAACGCAAACTCTCCTTCATCCGATACCGTCAAGGCTTGGGGTGGCGATGCGGTACTCGCAGTCCAAAACGAAAAACCGGACACGTTCCGCTATACGCTGATTGAGGCGCTCAATGTGGACGTCCTTAAAGAGATCTACGGGGCAAACAATGTATCGGGATCTCTGGATACCGGAATTACTGTCAAAGCAAACAGTGAGCCTCATGAGCTCCACGCGATCGTGGTTGACATGGTAATGGCCGGCGGTGTGCTAAAGCGAATTGTAATCCCCAACGGACAAGTTATCGAAGTTGGGGAAATCAAGTACGACGATAACACGGCGATCGGCTATCAGACAACCATTCAGGCGTTCCCATATTCGGATTGGGATGGCGACACTCATCGCGAATACATTATCCAAGCTAACGCTAGCATCGTGACGTTCTCGGCTGCGCAGATTGGCGGCGTAAGCGGTACCACCGATACCGCTTATATCCAGCTGACCCTCAGCAAAGAAGTTGTTGGGTTGCAGGCGAGTCACATCACGCTGACAGGAGCCACTAAGGGGACACTGACGGGAGCCGGCAAACATTGGTCGCTCGCTATCACCAACCCGACCGAGGGTAACGCCTCCGTCTCCATCGCGGATTTCGGAGGCTACGACTTCCCGTCTGCGCCTGTGTCCGTACCGATCTATGCTGCGGTGTAACGGAGGGCTGATCTATGCTGACCGGTAAAACCAAAACCGGGTTCGAGTTCGAAATCTCCGAGAGCGCGCTTAACAATTATGAGTTGTTTGAGGTGCTCTCGGAGGTGGACTCCAATCCTCTCAAGATGCCGCAGATGGTCAACCTGTTGCTGGGAGAAGAGCAGAAGAAGGCTCTAATGGAGCATCTTCGTACCGAAGACGGAACGGTTCCGATTGATGCGGTATCAAAAGAAATTCTGGATATCTTTAGCAGTGCCAGGCTAAAAAACTCGTAAACCTCGCTCGGCTCGTAAGAGATTACGAAACAGATCTGATTTGTGATCTGGCGGAGACTTACGGCATCCTGGACTATCGCGCCC